AAAGTCTGCGTACAATTCGGCAAATATAGACTTCCTGAAAAACTGAAAATAATAAAATATTCCCAATTATACAATTGGCAATTGAAAATATTAAATATAATAAAAGAACCCATAAATGATAGACACATATACTGGATATGGTCTGAAAATGGTTGTAGAGGTAAAACACAATTTTCAAAATACCTAACGCACATACACAATGCCATCTGTCTTTCAGGGAAAGGAGCAGATGTAAGAAATGCTATTGTATCAGAAGTTAAAAACTTCGGAACAACACCAAATTTAGTAGTGTTCCCAATACCAAGAACGCATGACAGCGTATGTTATGAAAGTCTAGAAAACATAAAAGACATGTATTTCTATTCTGGCAAATATGAAGGTGGGATGGTATGTGGGAACAGCCCGCACTTATTTGTGTTTGCGAATGAAGAACCTGACTACGAAAGATGTAGTAAAGACAGATGGATTGTCATAAATATAGATGATATAACAACACAACTGGGGGCGTAAAACACAAGATAAACTTGTGTGTTTTACTGTGCTGGGCCCGGTACGTGCTCGCAAGCTCCGCGCGCCCTCACGCACAATAATAATCACTAGTCGCTACTCGACCACGGCATAGCCGCGTCCTTCGCTCTCCTTAATCCTTTTATATGGGTATATAAAAAGGTTATTAAAATTCAGATTCTAAAAAGGTCTATCAAAAAACTTAAAAAATTCTAGCTGAGATTGTAGAACTAACACTGATAAGTGGATTTTCTGCATCTAACGAAGAATTGTCAGAAAAGGCAATTATAAAATATTTATACTCAGGAGGAATATCTGTGTATGTAATAGATTGTATTTCAGACGAACGCTCGGTAGCACGAAGATGGCGTCCGCTGTAATTTAACTTAAAGCCAAAGCGATTATAACCACCACTATGATTTTGCATTCCAATAGCAGTATCGGATGCAATAGGCTCGTTTGTATTACCAGCAGTAAAACACTCGATGCGTTTGTGTATTCTATAAAGGAGAGGATTGAGCCAAACTTGACTACCAGCATTATCTGGATTATCTACATAATCAAGATTGTTAGTTAAAGAAGACATATTACTAGTGCGACTGTAAGTCTGTCTTGCCATACCAGCACCATCATCGCGTAGTTGAACTACGAATAATGTATGGTTGAGTAAATCAATCTCTCCACCGGGAGTAACCATTAAATCTACATATTGAGAATATAATTTAAGATTACCTTGTGTTGTACTAACCGCAGGGCCGGGAAATGAACCCCATTTGACCCAATTCATTAGGTCACTCGGATTATTGTTAGTTTTAGCAGTTCCAGTCGTACCGGATTTAGGACCGGATGTTAATGGAATTATAAGGGGGACCCCTTGTGATACAGATGGGTCTGACCGCGATGAATAACCACAGTTATAATTAATCGGAGTAGATAATTCTTTAGTCTTATCTTGTAAAGAATCGACCTGTCTCGCCAACCGAGAAATCTGCTTACTTTGCGATTTAGCGCCTGTATGTTTTTTCGCATTCTGCAAAACAGTTTTTTTTTTATTGAAACGAGGCATTAGGTTTATATACTATACTTAGATAATAATTCTACAATTTTTACGCACTGCGTTTAAATCCCAAAAATTAAAATATATACATAGAGTATAAAATGAACACCCTTATAGTTCCAATAGTTCCAGAGGGAGAAGGTAATACTATACTCCTCCCTTCAAAGAAAAAACAAATCTCTTGTGCTAAAAGATGGTGTTTTACTCTTAATAATTATTCTAAGGAAGACATATTAAATCTTAGTTCCATAGTTCCAGAACTATGCTCTAATGCAATAATAGCAGAAGAAGTCGGTGAATCAGGGACACCACATCTTCAAGGTTATATAGAATTTAATTCCAAATGCCGACCTATCAATAAGTTCGTTCTATCAAACAAACCTCATTGGGAAAAGGCAAAAGGAGATATAAAATCCAATTACGAATATTGTAGCAAGGACAACAAAGTCTGCGTACAATTCGGCAAATATAGACTTCCTGAAAAACTGAAAATAATAAAATATTCCCAATTATACAATTGGCAATTGAAAATAT